AGTTGCAAAATAATAATAAAAATGATAGATTTGAATCTCTAAAATACTGGGGTTGTAGTTCAGCTGGTTAGAACGCCTGCCTGTCACGCAGGAGGTCGCGAGTTCGAGTCTCGTCGGCCCCGCTCATAAAGCCTTGTAAGTAAATCACTTACAGGGCTTTTTTAATATTAAAGTATCGCTATAATTGCCGCTATAACACTTTTTATAACACTTTTTTCAAAAGTCTCTATCTAAAAACGTTTCTAAAGTTACATCATCCAGGTCTTTTCTGGCGACATTTACGTTAAAATCAACATAACTTTTATCGGTTATTTTTATATTCGCATGGTCGAGTAGTTTTTTAACAGTATAAATATCTGTTTTGAGTACGTTTATTAGAAAACTTGCCAAAGTTGGACGTATCTGTTTAAGGGTATATCTCCTACTAATTGCATTAGCACTTAATAAAAGCCCAATTCTCCTATCCCAAAAACTAAAGGGCCACGTATAATTTGCAGGGACGACAGCGAACATATCGAATAATCTGCCTGTATCGCCTTCTTTAACTCCCATATCAATTAAAAGTCGCTCCAATTCTGCATACAAAGGAAACCGATAAAACTGTTTACCCTTACGCCCACCGGCTTTCACATTCTTAATTGTGATTCTTCTCCGCCTAAAGCTAATATCTTCTTTAAGCTGAACAATCGCTGAGCTTGGACGGCAACCGGTCAATAGCATAAAATAAATAATCCAGTAATGATGTTTGTATTCATCATTTTGTTTAAGGTACTGGATAATTACATACATATCCTCAAGTAAAATCGGGTCTGGGTCTTTCTCTTCGCTTGGGATAGCTTCGATAATATTTTCATTCGTATAGTATTGCTCGACAAAGTATTTCCAGAGAGTACGGAGACTTCGTGTATAAATCGACCGTGTATTAATTGATAATCCTTTTTCTTCAAAGAGATATAATAAATTTACATAGTCGCTTTCGGTATAGTTATATATATAATGATCACCGGCAACCGTTAGGAAGTGCTTTACTGCGAGGTCATAGCTCCCGAAAGTTTTCTCTTTAAGGAATTTCTTGCTACCGGGAACGGATCTCTTTTCTTTAAACTCCTTATAACCCTCGCTTAGGATTTTATCTTTCTTTATTTTTGAGCCGGAGAGAGCCATGATGTTGCGCTCCGCTAAGCCCATCTTAAAATCTCTTACTAGTTTACGAAGTTCCGGTGTACCTTGGAGGTCTGGCTTCTCCCCTGTCCCTTTCGAAGTTTCTATTTTCCTTTTATCTGCAGGAGTTACCGGTATTTTTGTATTTACAGATCTTCGTTTCTGGTTTGGTTCTTTCGCTTGCTTATCGTAGTATCGAATCCAATAGTAAGGACTATTCTGCTGTACATATACGCCTTTCATTTTACACGCCTTAGAGTGTTCTGTGAAATGATTGTAGCAATCTGGGACTTAAGATGTGTCTCCATTTCCTCAAGTTCGGCTAAGGTGATAGTCTCATCTCCGGGTGCAATTTTACCGCCCAATAAGCTTGCCATTTTCTTAAATTCGGTAATCTTCTTTAGTTGTTCCTGCTTTTTTATGAGGTCTTCGTTTATCATTTTGTTATTCCCAAAGATTTATATCAATCAGATAAAAAGTTTTATTTCCTAATTTATATTCCATTTTTACATACCAGTTGGTTCTAATAGTCGCTCCGAAGCTATTTTGTGCATCCACGTAGGAGGATAATTCCCATATATTTTCAGTCTTTTTAATTACTGTATTTTTAATAGTAGGGAACTCCGCTGTAGCCGGAGCTTTTAGTTTATCTTCTACGAATGAATGAGCAGTTACTAGAGCATCATATTCATCTACACTAGTATTATTAATCTTATCATTATCATTCACGCTAGAAAATATCGAAGCAATAACTGTAATTACTACACCGATAATAATTATATATGCAAAAAACTTATTTATCCGACTGTTTTTAGCACCGCATCGAGGGCAGGTTTTAGCTTGGGTGCTAATCTGTGTCCCGCATTCTATACAGGGTTTGAGTGCCAAATGAACCTCTTTTATTTAGTTGTCTAATATGTTAAATATAGTTTATAGGTATTCCCAACTTTTTCCCTTTTCAGTAATCCAAACCTATCCATATCCTTGCAAGATGAAGTAATCAATTTTGGATCATAATCGATAAGTTCTTTTTTTAATGTATTCTGTAAAATGCCACCATTAGACTTTACTATTTTTCTTATTTTTTTAGAGAGTTCCATTAAAATTCTATACTTTTCTAATTCCTCTTGATATACAAGTTTTGTTTCCGGGAAATGATTTATAATCTCACTAATATTTTTAAATCCACCAACTAATCCCATTAGAGAAGTATATTCCATACAAAATTCAACACAGGGGATGCCCCTAATGTCAAAACTGCCATATTCTGAATATTGACCTTGAATAAATTTTTCCAATAGCGGCAACGTTAATTCTGCATTAATATATGCTTCTTTATAATCATTATTTGCCATTGCCCCATTTTGTTTCTTCATATTCTCGAAATATAAATCGTTAATTACTTTATATGGGACATTTTCGTAATAAGATCGATTTCTCTGTAAATAATCTTTTAACCATTCAGAGGGTTCTTCAATAGTTAGTTTTATCTCATCTATTTTTTTTCGCCTTTCTTCTCTTCTAATCTTTCTTTCTAATTGTTGATTTCGAGAATATTCCATCTCTTTTTCTATTTCTTCTGACATTTCATTACCATTTATATCCCTAAGTATAAATTCAGACTCAGTTACTGTAAATTTAATTTTAATTTCATCGAATGGATTTTTAGCTATGGGTGTAGTAGGGTTTACTTTCTTCGGAGTAGTTGGTTTCTTTGGTATCTCTTTTTTTTGGAAAAGTCTTTTTAGAAAATTCATGTTATCTCTCAAGTAAACATTAATTACTAATTTGTCTTATTCATTTAGATTTTACTATCATTACTACTTTATGAGCTTTTACTTGGTCTCTTTCTTTCTCTAAGAAGATCATAGGAGTTGCAGGGTTGTTACTTATTAACACAATAGATTCATCATTATCTTCGTTATACTGAATGAATTTTATCGCTCCTCTTTGCTCTCCTTTTCGATCAACCCAGCTAACAACTGCGATTTCATTACTTTTTGGAGTAGTTGGGTCGGCTACGATTAAATCATTCTCATTTATAAATGGCTTCATAGATTCACCATTATACTTATCAATTCTTACAATATAGTTTCTTCTTGAATCGTAGTGTAAAGTAAACGTATCAGGGAAAGAATCGTGTGTGGTTAGTTCACCAAGACCGGCAGAAATGTCTGCGAGCACCGGGAGTTCAATTTCCTGAATATATGAGGTACGCTCTTCAGAGGTCTCTCCTGTTAAAAGCCAATTGATGTCGCAACCAAGTTCTCTGAGTATTGCTAATTTTTCACCGCCAAGAATAGATTTTCCACTCGTATAAGGATTTAATTGTTGTGGATTATTCATGCCCAGCTTTCTTGCTAAATCAGCTAAAGAGTTGAAATTCTCTTCTGCAAATTTGCGAAGATTAGCCGATATGTCATTTCTGTTTTTCATTAGCAATAAATATATTTACCTTTTATCTTGACAACAACAACAAATTTGTTTACATTTGCATTAGTTATTAAAACGCTCTTTAATTGTTTTTTAATAAGCCAATTAAAAATGTACGAACTAAAATTAGAGCATTATGAAACCGGTTATCAAAATAGAGTGGCTTGACAGTATGGGAGTAACCAATTCATGGGAAAATATTGACGAACTCATTTCACTCAAACCAGCTACCTGCACTACAATCGGATACCTATTCGAGGATACAGACGATTATATCACAGTAGCCCAATCCTATTCAGAACAGCAGGTTCTTGGGAGAATAACAATCCCCAAATGCTCAATTATAAGAACAGAAACAATATGAAAAATTATTATTTCTTCTTGTTTGGTCTTTGCGTTAATGCCGATCCAGCAACACTTTTTACATTCTTAGGCGTTTTAGGATTGCTTAAAAGTTTTGCTGCCTTTGTACCTACGCTTTTTGATGTCTTTTCGTTCTTTGCCATTTAGATACCGTTATTTAATTAAAAAAATATTTAATAAGTCTTTAAGGATTAACAAAATGGAAAATACAGCAACTTTAGTAAACATTCAAGTAACAAAAAGAGAGCTTCTTCAATTTAGACTTAGAAAAATTAAAAGAAGCACTTCTTGGCTTGCCACAGAAATAGGCTCAAATCAAGCTTATGTTTCTCAATATCTAAATCATGGATATTATCCTCAATTGGAAGAAAAGATTATAAGTGCAATTGAGAAAGAAGAGAATAGAACTACCTCAAGAAACTCTGATAGCAATTTAGATGATGCACTTTAGAGAATCTATTTCATAATCACATAAAGAGTATAACACTTATATGACACCTCAAGAAGAAATAAAATTGATAATGTTGAAACACAACCTGAAATATTCGTGGATTGCCGATCAGCTCGGCACGTACTACCAAAAGATTCAGTACTACATCGAGCTTAGTTCCGGGGATAACAATTCTCTTTACAATCAGATTATGACCTTGTTTGAAAAGCATGATTATACCACAAATAGTACTTCTAAGTGTACTAACCTGATTAATCTCGCATTCAAATCGAACAGCAAAATCGGAAATGAACTAAAAAAACTAAACGATCAGGTTGCCCATGACATCGAGGACGGAAAGTTTAGTGCTGATGAAAGAATTAGAATGAGATACCGGCTCGAGGACATCAAAAAAGAATTTAACGAAACCTTTGATAACCTCCTCAAATTGACTTATGGAGATGATGAACAATGACCCTCGTGACTTCAACGATGCTTTATGAAGAAATATTAGAAACCAAGAAGTTATTAAAGGAGCTACTTGAGAAAGATTATGATAATTCAATTGAAGAATTATCTCTTTACCGAGCTTCAAAGAAGCTTCATCTTGGTCCTGAAACAGTTATTGATTTAGTCAAAAGAGGAAAGTTAGAAGCCCGCACTTTTGAAGATAAGAAGACAGGTGAAATTCGTTACCGATTTCCTGTCGCCAATATCCGAAAGTTTCAGAAACAAGGAAAATATAGTTATGTGCCACCGCCGGAAGGAGCTTTTGAAACAGGGGTAGAAATAGCAGATAGAATATTCCCAGGGAGGAAAAAGAAATGTACACGATAGACGAATCTTTGAATGCAAGTTATATCGATTTACAGGTAAAACTTTTAATGAAAATTGATGTCGTTCGTAACCTACTTAGAGAGCATGCTAATAAATTCGATAAAGCTGGGAAAGACTATGGCTTTATTGGCGACATTGAAAAAATCATTACAGATGTGGATAACATAATCAACTTTTTAGAACCTAATAAAGAGGGCGAGAAATGAACACATTAAATGATGTTCTAAATCTGATCGTTTACGTGGTACTCTTTTTTGGTGGATTGTTGGTAGTTGGGATTGTTGCTCTATTCATTTTGGCTTATCTGATGTCCAAGATAGCCGAAGTTGAGGAGGCAGAGGATGAATGATTATTTATTACTAATAGTTGCAATTATCTGTTTTCTCTGTGGGTTTTTAGCAGGCAGAGACACGATTAAAAGGAAGTATGCAAAGAGAGAGATTCTATTGCTAAAGAAAATTAACAAAGAAAGGAAGTACAATTCAATGCTTGAAAGAAAGAATAAAGACTTGAGAATAGACTTGCATAACGATTTTTAATAAAAAAAGCCCTTTAGGGAGGGCTTAGTTTACAACTAAAACAGGAGGTTCAAAAATGAACCAGATTAAAAGTAACAAAAAATATGGAGGTATGCAATATGAGCCAATATATTAAACTCATGGAAGAGCAAATCGGTGAAACTCTGACAGATCAGAAGATCGCAGAAAGTGAAGCGAATCGAATTGAACAGCTCCGCAATATCGGGTGGGAAATACTTGATCTTATTCCGGCAGGTAAAGCTGTAGAATTTCAAGAAGAACTAATTAGTGAAATAATCTCGGAGGGTTGGGATAATGAATAGCTATCAGAAAAATATTTCAACAAAAGAGATGAGCCGTGAAGAATGGCTTCAGTCCCGCAGAATCGGTATTGGTGGTTCAGACGTATCTTCAATACTTGGGTTTAACCCTTATAAATCGGCTTTAGACGTATATCTTGATAAAGTAGGTGAGGAAATAAAAGAAACTCCTATGAACGCAAGAATGAGAGCCGGGCTATTACTTGAGGACGTTGTAGCTGATTGGTTTTCGGAAGAAACAGGTCTAAAAGTTCAGAAAGATAATAAGATTCGCATTCACAAAGATTATCCTTTCCTTATCGGCAATCTCGACAGACTAATTATTTCAGAAAATGGCTCTGGTCCCGGTGTTCTTGAAATCAAAACTACATCAGGATTCGTAGCTCGAAGCTGGGAAGCGGGTGAAGTGCCTCTCCACTATTTTTCCCAGCTTCAACATTATCTTTCCGTTACAGGTTATAAGTACGGTTATTTCGCAGTTTTAGTTGACGGATATGATTTCCGGCTCTATCGACAAGAAAGAGATGATGACTTTATTGAAATAATGAATAAGCGTTTAATCGATTTCTGGAAACAAGTAGAGCTCGGAACGCCTCCCGATCCTGCAACGTCTGATGACGTTCTAAAGCTTTTCCCAATCAGCAAAGCCGGAGAAGTAATCCCTGCAACTGATGAAACTTATAAGCATTTCAAGATTCTTACGGAAGTACGAGAGCGTCTAAAAGAACTAGAAGAGCAAGAAAAGAAGCTCAAAGAATCCTTTATGATGATTATGAAAGATGCAGAAACTTTAGAACATGACGGTAAAAAACTTATTACATGGAAGAATACAAAAGACCGCAGCACTTTCGATAAAGAAAAATTTCAAACAGAAAACCCTGAACTATATACAGCTTATATCAAGACCGTACCGGGTTCACGTGTGTTCAAAATTTACGAATAAAAATTTTAGGAGATATTAAAATGTCAACAAACGAAAAAGCAAAAGAATTATTAATGCCAACAACCACTAACGGTAATGGCAATGGCACTATCCACGAATCAACATCGGAGGTTCTAAAGAGAGCAAAGAGACCCGGAACGATGTTAGGATTGAAGAGTAATGATGTCAAATCAATAATCGAAGCATACAAGCCATTAATTTCGCAAGCTCTACCAAAACACTTGACCGCAGAAAGAATTATCCAAGTCGCTACAACCTTAATTTCTCGTACTCCTGAACTTGCTGAATGTTCAGTTGAATCGCTTCTTGGTTCAGTTATGCAATGTTCGATTTTAGGATTTGAACCAATACCGGCACTCGGACAGGCTTATTTAATTCCCTTCAATAATACTAAGTCAGGTAAGAAAGAAGTCCAATTCATAATCGGTTATAAAGGGCTTATCGATTTGGCAAGAAGATCTGATAAGATTTCCACTATATACGCTCAATGTGTTTATGAAAATGATACTTTCGATTATGAGTTCGGGCTTGATCCAAAGCTCGTTCATAAGCCAAGTCCGGGCGATAGAGGTTCTTTTACACATGCTTATGCAGTAGCGAAATTTACTAACGGTGGGTTCGCATTTGAAGTTATGAGCAAAAAAGATATTGAGAAAATCAAGAAGATGTCAAAAGCTTCTGATTCTAAATTTTCACCTTGGAACGGTGATGAAATTGTAGTTGATGAAATGAGAAAGAAAACAGTAATCAGAAGATTATCGAAGATGCTTCCAATGTCAATCGAGATCACTAAGCAGACGGTTTCAGATGAAAGGACTATCACTCCGGAATCTTTCAGGAATGGCGAAGCTGACTTAAACGCTATCGATTCAGTAGATGTAGATTATTCAGTAGAAGAAACAAAAGAAGCTGAATAGGCATAATGATGAACTATGAATATAAAATGAAAATGAAATACGGCTCTGATTGGGATGCGCCTCTCCAATCCAAAGCTAACTCACCCTCCCTATACCCAGCCGGCTCACCACCGGCTGGAGTTAATTCTCCGGCGAATGCTAAAGCGAATCGGGATCACCTCTACCACTCGAAGATCAGGAAAGAATTAACCAACAGGGAGAATGAAGTCCTATCGGCAATCGAAGAGATAGCCAGACCTTGCACTATGCACGAAGTAGCTAAGCACCTTAGTAGAGAACTCCACGCTGTTTCAGGCAGGTTCTCTGAACTAGTAAAAAAGGGTTTCCTTGAAATTACCGGCACGTCTACTGGTAATCGTTCGCTTTACAAAATATCAAATAATTACAATTCACAATTCGGACATGGAGAATAAAGTGAAGCTCATAAAGTTATACGAAACTCATTACAGCAAGATTAAGGATGGGTCAATACTTACTCCTGCCGGGGAGGTCTATAAATACGGTTCTCTCTACAGCTATAAGACTGCTCTTAATCATTTACAAGGGTTTAGAGACATTGATTTATCCAAATTGGACGATAAATATATTCAGGATTTTACGGCTTATCTTGTAAAGAAACCACTTCTTAAAAATACTATTGGTGGTATCTTAAAATGCTTATTTGCAGTACTGAATTATCACAAAAGATTATTAAAAAATAATCTCAAATATTCTCAACCAAAGGAATTACCTACTATTGTAGTTTTGAGTGAAGCTGAAATTACTAAAATGCTAGCTCTAAAACTTACCGGCATTGTTGAATTAGTAAGAGATGTATTTGTTCTACAAGCCAATATCGGAGTTCGCTATTCCGACCTTAAAAGAATATGCGAAGACGGTGCTAATCAGTACCTTAAAGAATATTGCAGTAGGGAAATAATCAGTATCCGGACGCAAAAAAGTGGGAAAGAAATATCTATTCCAATCCGCAAACAAGCAAGAAGAATTCTTAACAAATATGATTATAAAAAGATTCAAATTCCATGCAACCAATCAGTAAATAAGTATATAAAAATAATTGCTAAAGAAGCCGGCATTGATAACAAAATAGTATTAACTCGAACTCGAAGCGGAAAATTATATGATGAGACAAAGGGAAAATACCAATGCATTACTTCACATACAGCAAGAAGGAGCTTTGCTACTAATGCAATACTAAACAATGTCAGTACTGAAAGCATAATGTTGGTTACCGGACATTCTACAATATCCGCTTTCAGGAGATATGTGGGAGTTACAAATATTCAAAATGCTATTAAACTATTCTCACATCCATTTTTTAAATAAATCAAAGGAGCACAATATGGAAGGATTTACACAAACAATACCTGTAAAACACATTTACACGAATGATGAGATTGAACAGCTCGGTCGTGAGCTAGCAAGAGAAGAAATTACTCTTAGAGAAATTCAAGCTGAATTTGCCGAAGTTAAGAATGATTGGAATAAGAAAATAACTAATTCCAAAGACACGATCTCGGAACTTTCAACCAACATTGAAGCCGGTGAAGTTACTAAAGAATATGAATGCGAAGTTCAAATGAATAAGCCCATGGAAGGAAAGAAAACTTGTACCCCAGTTGAGGGCGGATCTCGTTTTGTCGTTGATATGGAAGAGAATGACTACGCGGTATTAACATAGTGAACTCGACTGTAAATATAGGTCTTCTAAAGAGAAAGGACTCCCATTGTTTAGCCGTATCATTTGGCTTCAATCAAACTATTTTAGGCAAGATACGTACCATTGATGGTCGCAAATATGATGCAGTAAATAAACGGTGGGAGATCCCTTTAGCAGCATTTAAGGAATTAAAAATGCGATTCCCTGATGCAATTTTTTCGGAGGGTGTTCAAGATTTTCTTGAAAAACAAAAATTAGTGTTAGAAATAAGAAGGAATAAATTCAGAGAGGTTTTAGAAACAGTAAATCTTAAAGAACCGCTAACTAATGGGCTTACCTTATTCCAGCATCAAATTGAATCAGTCGAAAGAATGATAATGACTCAAAGGCAGATACTCGCCCTTGATATGGGTCTTGGGAAGACATTAACTGCATTGGTAACCGCAAAACTTCTTAAAGAAAGATATGGCTGGAGGATAATTGTTATTTGTCCGGTCTCTCTTAAAAACAACTGGCTTAATGATGCAAAGGGATTAAAAATAAATATTGAAGTTCATAGCTGGGCTAAAGTCCCTGCGCCATTTATGGAAGATTATATCCTTATTTGTGATGAAGCACATTATGCTCAATCAGGCTCAAAATCTAAAAGAGGTAAACAGTTTTTGGAGCTCTCGAAATCAAGTTTCTGTAAATCAATTTATCTTCTATCCGGCACACCGATTAAGAATGGACGTCCAATTAATCTGTTGCCGCTTTTGGAAGCCGTACGGCACTCATTATCGCAAGATAAGACATACTTCCATAGAAGATACTGCGCCGCAAAACAAACGCCTTGGACACGCTGGGACGTATCCGGAGCTAGTAATTTGACGGAGCTTTTTGAACGCACCAAAGATGTAATGATTAGAAAAACTAAAGCTGAATGTTTGGACTTACCTGAGAAATTAAGAGTACTTAGAGAAGTCGAAGTTTCCATTCCAGCTAGGCAATTATATAACAAATCCTTACGTGAATTAAGAGAAAAATATTTACAAAGAGTAGCTGAGGGGACCATCAATGGCGGCTCAGAAGCTTTTGTTCTCTTCGGACAATTAAGACAATCAGGCAGCATTGCAAAGGTTGAAACAGCAGTCGAGTTGGCTAAAGAAATCTTAGAAGAGAATCAACAAATAGTAATTTTTACTGAGTTTAGAAAATCTCAACTAATGATTTTTGAAGAGCTTTCAAAAGTAACCAAATGCGAAATGCTTCATGGTCAAATAGATCAAGATGAACGACCTAAAATGGTCGAACGTTTCCAAGCCGGCAATAGTAAAGCATTCATTAGCACAATTGGAGCTGGTGGAGTTGGACTAACACTTACAAAAGCACAAACTGTTTTACTTGTTGACAGACCTCTTACACCCGGAGATGCAGAGCAGGCAGAAGATAGATGTCATCGAATTGGACAGAAAAATAATGTAACTGCTATCTGGCTTCAATTCGGAGATGCCGATGCCAAAATCGATGCTATTCTCCAAGATAAAAGTAAAAATATCGAAGCAATTTTAACAGGGAAAGATGATAAATCTAATATAGAATTTTCCTCTCATAAACTTGCAATGGAATTATTACCAAAAATTTTTAGTAAAAATAATAGCGATTTATTCTGTGATTAAAATGGAGCTTAATAATGGCACGCCCTAACAAGGTAGGAATTCCTTATTTCAGTCTTGATACTGATTTTTTTGAGGATACAAAGATTAAAATGTTGCTTTCAAAATTTGGTAGCGATGGCATCGCGGTTTTTTTAAAGATTCTGAATACTGCCTACAAAGAGCATGGATATTTTCTCCCTGCAGACGAGGACAATTTGCTAATTCTTAGCGGTGAGCTCAATATCCCTTTTGAAAAGATTACTGAGATTATAGAGTTTATGTGTAACAAAAACCTATTTAATGATATACAGAAACAAACCAATAAAATACTTACATCGGAAAGAATGCAGCTCCAATATATCGCCGGGACGGAAAGAAGAGAGGAAATTCATCTAAATTCATCCTACTTATTGGTCGCTCCTGACAAGGGAAAACGGAAAAATCATAAGGCTAAAATCTATGTTGATGATAAATGTATTACAGAAACCGAGTTAATGTATAACAATAACCAAGAAATAGACAACATTAATACACAAAGTAAAGTAAAGAAAAGTGAAAGTGAAAGTAAAGTAAAGGAAATAGAAAAAGAAAGTAAAGTGAAAGTAAAGGACTTAGCAACAGAAACTTCACTTGAAACTTTTTCCGTACCGGAAACTTTTGAAAAGCTAAAGAGCGAAAAGCTCACTTTCGTTAAAAACCTTTTCTCAACTTACACACGAATACGAGACCCAAACGAAGCAACACACTTGAAGCCGATTCTCGATTTAATTTCTCATGTCCCTATCGATCTTTCGCAGGAGGACATAGAAACTTGCTTAAAAGCTTCGTTTTCTAAACTAAATCCTGATAAAGGCGTGAAAATGGACTTCCTTTTATCGAATATTCAGGGCAAACTTATCTCTAGAACTGAGGAAATACTCCAAAATCGGAAACAAATCGAGCTTAAAGAAGCCCGAAATGAGCAAAAAAAACAGGAAATCATATCCGAAAAGGAAAATCAGGAGTACATTCTCTGCAAAGTTCGAGAATATAAATCGTTTGTCGATTTGCATTTTAACATGTTCACAGAAACAGAGAAAGGTCGAATTTTGCGTCTTCTGGAGGGAAATCAAGTAATGCTGGCAGGACTGATCATTGAGCCGAAGATGGAACTGATGGTGGGAAGATGAAGCTGAGACCGATTAAGTGTCGTTTATACGCTAATTTGGGGGGTTTGAGCCATGCCGATTGATTATTCAAAATATCCACCAGATTGGAAACAGCGCAGAAAGCGAATTCTTAACCGTGCAAATAACCGTTGCGAATTCTGCGGATTAGAAAATTATGTCTGTGGTGTGCGTGATGAAGGTGGAAAATTTTACGAACTGGCAGGCTCGCAAATTGATGCCGCAACCGATGACGGTGATAATGTAATCCAAATCGTTTTGACTATTGCTCACTTAGACCATGATGAAATAAACTGGTCGGTAAAAGATGATCGGCTTGTTGCTCTTTGCCAGAGATGCCACATCCGGTATGACATTGAGGAGAAGAAAAGAAGACTTAGAAAGAAAAAAGCAGTAGCAGATTTGTTTGAATAAAATTTTTGGAGAATGGTAATGAAAATACAACGAAAAATAGCGAATGAAAATAGCCACACGTGCGTGAAGTGCGGCAGTGAAGAATTTACGAAAGAGAATTGTAGTTACTATTGCCAGAAATGTTACTGGCATGTTCATAACTTAAAGCAAAAAAAACTTATCGAAAAATATGCAAAGCTGAAAATAATAAATACTCATAGACATTCTATTTCGGGGGTTTAATATGAGCAGATTCTCAGGGTGGAAAATGAGCGATGTTGAGAAATTAAATCATCCTTTCAAAATTAATAATCTTCCGAAGCTGAAAAAAGTGGTATCCGGTCCCGACTACGTAGGAATGATCTCGATTGCTCTAACGATTATGGGTATAAGTCACGAGCGGGAATATAAATTTCTACACGACAGACGCTTTCGGTTCGATATTGCTTTACCGGCTCACCACATTGCCATAGAGTTCGAGGGAGGCATATTTACTCAAGGTCGGCACGTTCGTGGCACTGGGTACGCCAGTGACGTCAAAAAGTACAATCTGGCAACTATGCACGGCTGGAAATTGCTTCGTTACACGAGTGAGGATACAAAAATCGATGGTTGGGAGTATGGAATAGGAATTCAGATTCGTAAGCTAATTGAAAATCCTAATCATTTTTAGGATTCTTTTCTGTAATGCAAATTTTACCTTTGAATAAGGAAAGTGAAGAAACTATGACTAAAGAATTCGTTTTAGATATACTCAAGGTATGTAACGATCACGGATACCTGCCTGATACGCTTATACGAGATTTTAGTGTACGTCTTGAATATGTGGAACTACGCAATGCTGGCAGTACCGGAAAGGAAGCGAGGATAGAGCTTTCAAAGAAATATTTTACTTCTCAAAAAAATATTGAATTTATTCTTTATGGAAAAAAGAAAAATGACAATTAAGAAATTATCGGACTTACACCCTGCGGAATATAATCCGAGAAAAATAAAAGACAAAGCCCTTGAGGGATTGAAATATTCGATTGAAGAATTTGGAGACATCTCCGGCATAACCTTTAACGTTCGTACCGGCAATCTTGTCTGCGCACATCAAAGAAAAAAAGCCTTAGAGCTAAACGGTGATGACTACAACATCGAAATAACCGAGCGATATGAAACTCCAACGCATAAAGGAACGGTCGCACACGGCTTTATCGATGTGAACTGCGAAAGATTTAATTATCGTGAAGTGGATTGGACACTCGATAAGGAAAAGGCTGCCAACATTGCAGCGAATGCTTCGACTATTCAGGGTGAATTTACATCTGATATTTCTTTTTTGTTAGAGGATGTGAGTCTTGCTTCTCCGGAGATTTATTCTGCGCTACTTCTAAATGAGTTGGATGTCCCTGAAATTATTACATCGGTAGTTGAAGATGACTTTGATGTTGAAAAAGAACTCGAAGCAATTGAAGACCCTAAATCACAACCGGGAGACATTTATCAACTTGGTCGTCATCGACTGATGTGTGGTGATGCAACGAAAATCGAGGATTTAATTAAGCTAATGAGCGGAGGAAAAGCTGATTTATTCCTTACAGACCCACCTTACAATGTGAACTATGAGGGAGCGACAAAAGATAAATTAAAAATCTTGAACGATAATAAATCCGATGCGGAGTTTAGAAAGTTTCTTGTCGATGCTTTTACAAATGCTAATACTTTCTTGAATTCCGGAGCTTCATTTTATATTTGGCACGCCGATACTGAATCTTATAATTTCAGAGGTGCGTGTATTGATGCCGATTTACATGTAAGGCAATGTTTGATTTGGAATAAAAATTCATTGGTAATGGGACGGCAGGATTATCAGTGGAAACATGAACCTTGCCTCTATGGTTGGAAAACAGGGAAGACACATTTCTGGGCTTCTGATAGATGTCAAACAACCGTTATTGACTTCAATAAACCAAGTAAATCCTTAGACCATCCTACAATGAAACCAATTGAGTTGTTTGCATACTTACTTAACAACAGCACGAAAAAAGATGACATTGTATTGGACTTATTTCTTGGTTCTGGAACAACGCTCATTGCAGCAGAGCAATTGAATCGTGCATGTTATGGCTTAGAGCTCGATCCGAAATATTGTGATGTTATTATTAATCGATACTTGAAATTCAGAGAAAAAAAACAGTTATCCGAAACGGTGAGGAAATAGAATTTTAATGGCTTGGGTAAAAGATAAACATACTGATCAACTTTGGCAGCGCATCGATGCAGTAGTGAATCTCATCTTAGAGAATGACCGTTATATGCAACCGAAACGAAGTAAGGAACTAAGTACACTCGTTAAAAATAAATTCAAAGTCTCTACTCGAATGGCAGAGAGATATATCAAGGAGGCTCGTGCTGAAATAAAACAAATTGGAAAATCGAAATCAGTTAAAGCTTTCGATAAAGCAATCAGGGATCGGGAGCTTCTATTTGCTAAAGCCAAGATAGCCAATAATATAAAACTTGCATTAGATATTGTAATCGACAGAGATAAAATTTATGGCTTATATGTGGAAAAAGTAAAGCATAGCGGTGAAGTTAAACAAAAAATAACTTTTGTTGAAAATTTAGATGAATGATGGAAATATAGTAATCGACTTAAAATCAGTCGTAGGCAAAGGATATGCAGAGTTCTGGAAAACTAAGAAGCGTTACAGGATTGTCAAAGGTGGACGTGGTTCTAAGAAATCAACTACTACGGCACTATGGTTCATAACCAACATGATGAAGTACGAAGGAGCTAATGTCTTGGTCATTAGAAAAATCTATAAAGATCATAAAGACTCAACTTATGCACAACTCAAGTGGGCAATCAATAGGCTTGGCGTTTCAGAGCTTTGGGATTTTCGTGTTTCCCCTTTGGAGATTGTTTACCAACCAACAAAGCAAAAGTTTCTTTTTCGTGGTTTGGATGATCCCCTTTCTATCACTTCTATTACGGTCGAGAAGGGCTTCCTTTGCTGGGTTTGGTTTGAGGAGTTCTATCAAATTACGAATGAAGATGATTTCAATAAGGTCGATATGTCCGTGCGTGGCGAAGTGCCTGAACCTCTGTTTAAGCAGATTACCGGCACTCTCAACCCGTGGAATGAAAAACATTGGATTAAAAGCAGGTTCTTTGATATTTCTGCAGAGAATACTTTTGCTAGTACAACAAGCTATCAGTGCAATGAATTTCTTGGAGACGATGACATCCTGCTCTTTGAAGAAATGAGGATTAAGAATCCGAGACGATACGAGGTCGAGGGGCTTGGCAATTGGGGTATTGCCGAGGGGCTTGTTTATAACAATTGGATTGAAGATAACTTCAATTACAAACAGCTCGTTGCAGATAACCCTAGTCTTGAATCTGCTTTCGGGTTAGATTTTGGTTATACGGCAGACCCTACCGCTCTGATCTGTATGCTGGTTGATATTCTCAATAAAAGGATTTATATGTTTGACGAACATTATCAGAAAGGTATGCTTAACAACCAGATTGCCGAAATGATTAAGTATAAGAACTATGAAAAAGAAAAGATTATAGCAGATTGCGCAGAGCCAAAGAGCATCGAGGAGATCAGAACTTCAGGCATTTACAGGATTAAGCCCGCACGAAAAGGAAAGGATAGCATCAGCAACGGCATCCAGTTTATTCAGCAGTTTCAATTAATTATCCACCCTTCTTGTGTTTATACAATCTTGGAACTCAATAATTACTGTTGGGACGAGAGGGACGGCAGATCACTGAACCGTCCAATCGACGAGTATAACCACCTTATGGATGCTATGCGATACGGAATGGAAAAATTTATTAAATCAAACAGCTTGCAGGTATTAAACTAAGGAAAAATAGAATGGCTTACATTACCGAACAAAACGCAATGAAGATGAAACTTGAGAAAGGGAAAATACTAAACGAATCAAGTTTAATTAAAGGAATTATCGATAAGCATAAACAGAGTAGCTTTTACAAAGAAGCAATATCTGCAAGGGATTACTACAACGACCGGCATGATATTCTGAATAAGAACTTTCAGAAATTCATGGTTAAGGGAGTTGCGAAGTACAATTTGAACGCCGCTAATAATCGGATTCCAAACGAATTTTTCACAGAGTTGATTGATCAAAAAGTGGACTATGTCGCTGGCAATCCTCCGAAGTTCACTGCCGAAGATAAGGACACCGAGGCAGTACTATTCGCCGATAAGCTTAATTTCGAGTTTAAGACATATCTAAGAGTTGATCTAATTCGCTGGCTTGCAGGTTCTTCTGTGTCCGGTAAAGACGCTATGTTGATTTACATTAATGAAAAAGGTGCTTTTGATTATACAATTGTGCCCGGAGAGCAACTTATATTCGATAGAGACGAGAACAGGAATATTATCAGTCTTATGCGATTCTACTATGTGGATTATCAAAATGAAAAAGGACTTGTCGAGGATATAATCCGTGTAGAAATCTGGGATGAGCGAGAAACATGGTTTTACATTCAATCAAAAAAAGATGGTGATTTCATTCTCGATATTTCAGAACCGGTCAATCCTCTACCTCATTTTTTTATTGGCAATACTTCTAATAAAGATGAAACTCAAGGCAACAGTTGGGGCGAGATTCCTTTTATCTTTTTACCTAATAACATAAACGAAAAATCCGACTTATCAAGAATAAAAACCTTGATAGATTCGTATGATCTTCTGATTAGCAAGGGGATAAATAACATACAGGATATTCAAGAAGTCGTTTACGTACTTCGTGGCTATGACGGTACCGACCTTGATACCTTTATGGAAACGCTAAAGATAAACAAAGCTATCCGAGTTGATGCAGAGGGAGGAGCTGACGTGATTAAGGCAGAGATACCGGTTCAGGCGATTACTGAATTTGAAAAGTTATTAAGAAAGAATATTTATGCTTTTGGCAGAGGTGTTGATTTTTCTGATGAATCCTTTGCAGGGGATGCTTCGGGTATATCACTGAAATATAAATTTGCACGTTTGGACTTAAAAGCAAATCAGATAATTGCTCAATTAGAGCTGGCAATATTAAACTTAATCAGGTTTTATGCAAAGTATTTATTAATCAAAACAAACCAAGACTATACGAAGATTTATGAAAATATTAATTTTAAAATCAGTAAACGTATGATAATAAACGAAGCTGAAATGATTACAAATGTCCAGTCAAGCTTGGGCATACTTAGTAATCGAACAATTTTAGAAAATCATCCTTACGTCCATGACGTTGATAAAGAGTTGGAGAGGAAAAAAGAAGAGGAAGTCTTAACTCCAAATATTAATTTTGATACCGTGAACAATGTTAATTGAAGATATAAATAAACGGCTCGCATACTTGATGAATGGTAGCGATAAGTCTATCGATGCTGTTATTGCTAATTATGAAAAACAAATCGAAAAGAACTATCGAAAAGCTTTGGAAGAAATCAAGAAATACATCGCATCGATGTACGAGCGATATGGTGACGAAGTGAAATACTCCGATATGGCTTCTTACAATCGACTCACCAATCTTGAACAGCAAATTGCCGATAAGATCCGATCTCTTACTGGTGAGAATATAAAAACAACCAAGTCTGGAATTAAAAACATTTTCTCTGAAACGTATTACCAGACCGGCTATTCTTTAGAAACTGCTGTCGCTATTAATGCAGGATTCGGATTGTTGAACGACAAGGTCATAGATGCTTCGGTGCTGAATGAGTTCGATACAATCGGCTGGAATAAAAGAATGGAAGCAAATGCTAATATTTACAATCGGCAACTAAAAGAAACGCTAACTCAAGGATTGTTGCAGGGACATGGATACGCTAAAATGGCGAAGTCTTTTTCCGATAAGACTAACATCGACTTTGGCAGGTCAATTAGGATCATGCGTACGGAGGGTGGGCGTGCTCAAAGTGCAGCTAAAGTAATTGGATTCGATAGATTTGAGTTAGCGGCTGAACGTCAAGGGTTCAAGACCGCTCGTGTGTGGTTGTCGACCTTAGATATGAAAACAAGAAACTCGCATCGAAGTATGGACGGTCAAAAAGCAGATGAAAACGGTGATTTCCATTTCCCCTTTGGTGGAGATACAAAGGGGCCTAGATTGAGCGGGATTGCCGAACAGGATATTAATTGTAGATGCACTCTTATTTCGGAAATCGAGGGCATTCCTCAGAAGTATCGCCGAGACAATATGACTAAAGAAATATTACCCAATAAAAGTTATGATGACTGGGCTATTGATAAAGGAATTAAGCTAAGAAATGGCATTAAGACTGATGACATTGGGTTCAATCAGTTTAAGAAATATTCAGATAAACAACTCAAAGATAATTTTGAAAAATTTAACTTCACCAGTGATGAAGCCGGTGCTATAAAGTACTACACTTCTGATGAGGGAAAAATACTTTCTCTGAATAAAGCTTTAAGAGCAGGAACTGTAACTAAGAATCAAAAAACTATACAAAGAGTCCTTGATAATGCTTTAGGTAAATTGCCGAATTATGAGGGAAATGTTTACAGAGGCATCAATGTCAATACGGACATGGATTCTTTCTTGAAGGATTATACTAAAGGAAAGAGTATTAATTTTAAGCAGTTCATGTCTTCTACCTCCAAAAAATCTGAAACTTATACAGGCAACATCCAGTATAATATTAAATCAAAGACAGGGAAAGACCTTTCATCTCTCTCATTTAAGGAAAAAGAGAAAGAAATACTATTCAGGACTAATACTATGTTCACAGTTAAAAAACTTGACAATAGAGCAGGTAAAATTTATATTGAATTAGAGGAGAAATAAAAAATGAAAGAAGGCGTTATATATGAAGCTCCCGGTTATACTGATGCACAGAGAAAAGAGTTCGATAAATTTGTTCATGATCATGAAGAGGTTTTGAGAAAGCGTGCAAAGATGACACCGGAAGAAAGAGCCAAACAAGATAAAGAGCTTGAGGGGCTTCATAAGCGAATGCAATCATGTATTTAACCATATAAATTTCTACCAAAATTAATAACCCGCTTCGGCGGGTTTTTTTATGCCCAAAAAGAAAAACAAAAATCCTAATGATTTTTAGGATGACAGTTAGCTACTCATCTTTTACTTTTACTTCAAGAAATCCAATTACAATTAGTCCCATGGCAGGCGGGTTGACTGCTTATAAAAACTAAGGGCAATTAGTGTATTGGTTACTAAATACTGAGTGAGGGTGCCGACCCTTTCAAAAGGTAAAATCAGAAAATTAAAATAGGATTTATTTACATGGAAGACTTAAAGAAGCTAATAGGAGATGAACTTTACAGCCAAGTAGCAATAAAACTTGGGGACAATTCTCTGGGACTAATTCCTAAAGGGAAAAAATCTTTTATTCATGATGAAAAAGACACAGTCGTCATCAGTAATAACGGTGAGTGGGTGCCTGCTTCAAAAATAAAAGATCTCTCAGATGAAAAGAGAAACTTGACTGACCAGCTTTCTGAACTGAATACTTCACTTGAAAAGATAAAGGGTGAAAACAAAAAAAATGAAGAGCTAACCGGTAAGTTGCAGGAGTTGCAAGTTCAAATCGAAAATAATAAAAAAGCTTCTATTGACCTTGAGAAACGCTACGCTCTGCGCGATATGCTAAAAGATAATGGTGCTAAATATGTCGATTTATTAGAGACAAAGTTTGATTTTTCAAAAATCGAATTAGAGAATGGAAAGATTAAAGAATTCGATAAACATTTATCTCCGGTAAAAGAATCGTACAAAGAACTATTTGGAGAAAAGTTTATCGCAGGGAATACTCCTAATAGAGGACAGAATGTTTCTGCACCGAATGAAGTTTATACTCTTGAAGAAATTAAGAGCATGGATCAAAGAACTGTAGTGGAAAATATCGACAAAGTAAATAAGTCGCTCGAATATCATAACAAAAATTAAAAATAAGGAAACACACTAATGTCATTAAATAATTTTATTCCCAGTATTTGGGCTGGCAACTTGCTTAGTTCTCTTGATAAGGCACATGTAGCTGTTAGTGTTGCAAATAGAGATTACGAAGGTGAAATTAAACAAGCCGGCGATCAGGTAAGAGTAAATCAGATCGGAGACATCTCGATTGGCACTTATACCAAAAACACTAATATCACTGCTGCTCAAGAATTGCAAGATGCTCAAACAATTTTAACAATTGACCAGCAAAAATATTTTAATTTCCAAATCGATGACATCGATAAAGCCCAGACTAAACCTAAGATTATGACCGAAGCTATGCGAAAAGCTGCTTATGGATTAAGAGATGTTGCTGATTCTTACATTCTTGGTCTATATACTCAAGCTGGCTTATCGGTCGGCACATCTAGCTCACCGATTGATTTAACCAGCCTCAATGTCGAAGATACTCTTTTACTGATTGCTGAGACAATGAATGACTCCAATATCCCTCAAGAAGGAAGATTCGGAATCATACCGCCTTGGGTTTTGACAAAAATTATACTTGCCGGATTAACAACCAAGACTATGAACGATGTGCTTTTCGAGAATGGGAAGATCGGAAAGGTCTTAGGGTTTAATTTATTGCTTTCAAATAACGTTGCTAAAAACTCATCCTCTTGGGACATTACTAAAATGATGTTCGGTGTTGATAAAATGTCCTTAAACTATGCAGAGCAGATTGTAAGCGTTGAAGGTTATAGACCTGAACTAAGATTTGCCGATGCAGTTAAAGGACTTCATGTTTATGGCGGTAAATGGAGAACAGATGCAAGCTTAGTTCTCTATGCCGACAAGACTGCAGAAGCATGATTTTAATAAATGAGCGGGTGTAAGCCCGCTTCTATTTTATTTTATAAAAACAAGGAATTAAGAAAATGGCAGCAATAACACCAACCGAATTAAAATATGATATAGCTTCTGCCGATTTACCGGTTACCGCACTTACTGCAATTGTTCACGGGAATACTGATTCAATTTCATATCCTAAAACTGGCAAATTGTTAATAGTATTAAACAATACAACGGCAGCCGCTAAAGTCATTACCGTGAATGGTGGGGATTTCTCGGCTAAAGGTCTCGGCAAACTCGATATTTCAATGGCTCAAGACGATGTGAAGTTTCTAGTCGTCAGCTCAGACCGATTTAGAAAAAGCGATGGTTCAATCTCTATCGATTACGAAGCAAGCATGACAGGTTTCATCGGTGCATTTTACCTCCCATAAGTGAGTAGTGGATAATAGCTAACCAAGTGGGCTGGCTGAATTGTCAGCCTGCTTTCATAAAAATAATTAGGAGATTAAAATGCCAGACGAAATTAAATATATACAAATCCCTCTTAGCTTAGTTCAGAAAGAAGCAAGAAATAGTAGGGCTATGAGAATGTTCTTAAGAAAACATTTTCACGATAATAAATCAGTCGAGAGCACAGAGAAAGACCCTGAAAATACACTACTGGATGATTTGGGAGAAGAACCTGAAAAAGTAATACCTAAGAGGAAAAAGTAATATGCCGATCACAACAGTTGATGAGGTGAAAGCTCTTTTACAGACCTCTGAATATGATAGTTTGATTGCGATACTTATTCCAAAGGTTCAATATTATGTATTGACTAAGGTGAATTCTTTCTTAAACTCAAGAGTCTATTTACTTAACTCGAACATTGAATTTATTAGGAGCACTAAAAAGATTATCAATTCAGATTCATTATTTCTACAAAGTAAGTTTGCATCAGGCAATGATATTCTTGTAAAGGGTTCGCTTCACAATGACGGAGCTTATTCAATTGCAACTGCATCGGAGAATGAATTATTACTAAATGAAAATCTAATTGCCGATGAATCTGCCGGAGATGAATATGTACTTATTCAAAAAGTAGATTTCCCCCCCGATATATCAATGGCGGCGGCTGATTACATCGCATTTAAGCTTAATAAAAATCGTAATTCAAAAAGTATCTCGCTTGGGGATTATTCTGAAACATTCATAGCACATAATGAGATTATGACTGTTTTTCATCCGTGGCGTGATTTGAATATGGGACTATAATGATAAGTGATTTATACTTAAGTGGATTTACTATCCTTCGACCAACTGTAACAAAAGCTGGTGGTATTGCAACTGAGGTTCTTACAACTGTTGCAACTGTCGCAGGGAGAATGAGACCACTTTCGGGCAACGAGATGCTCCAGAACGAAAAGCTAAACTACGTTACAACCCATAGATTTTATTGTAATAGAATTACAATTAGACCGGATGACATAATTAGCAAAGACGGAAATAATTTTAATGTGAGGCTGATTCGCAACGTTATGGAAATGAACTCGCACTTAGAAATTGATTGTAAACTAAAGGAGAACTGATGACACCAGATAAATTTTTTGATGAATACTATCCTTTCGCGAAACAGAATGAAATCGAGACAGGCGTTCCTGCACTCGTTACTCTTGCACAAGCCGCATTGGAATCGAGCTGGGGTAAGTCTGCCCTCGGAAACAATTTCTTTGGTATCAAAGATTCGGCTTCTTACGATTACGGTGTTCAAGAACTAAATACTCACGAATATCAAAACGGTAGGATGCAAAAAGTTAAAGCTAAATTTGAAGTCTATCCAAGCCCTCTTGAGAGCTTTAAGCATCACGCTGATTTATTGAGAAGACGATTTCCTAAAGCTTTCAAATATAGCATCGACCCTATCGGGTTCATAACGAGTGTTCAAAACGATCACGGTTACAAGTACGCAACTGACCCTGAATATGTATCTAAGATTACAAGTATCGTTCTCACTCTAAAAAAAAAGTTACCACTATGAAAAATTTAAAAATAAGCATGGAAGATGTCCCTGCAAAGGGGTTAGAACAAATTCCAAGAAAAATAAACGAGGTTATTAATATGCAACCAGTAAATGAACCAACAAAACCAGTTTTACAGACCGGCATCGAAGAGACTAAGCAAGTAGTTAGTTTCGGCACTGCGCTTACAAATGCTTTAATAAGAGCCTTCGAGGACGGCAAGCTTAGTTTAACAGATTTGCCTTTGCTCATGTCCCCTTTTATGAGACTATTCCCTGCTATTTCCGGGATTAATCTTATACCTAACGAGATAGAAGATTTATCCGATGCAGAATTGGAAGAGCTAAAGAACCAAGTTACCGAAGAACTTGAGTTGAACGATGCTCAAGCTTCCCTTATAGTCGAATATTCCTTACAAGTAATTCACGACGTCTATGCTTTGTATAAGGTTGCAAAATCATAATGGAAAAAGCTTGGTACAAAAGGAAAGAAACTTGGGGTGCGGCTCTCACAACGCTTTCGAGCGTATTAGTTCTTTTCGAGCAGAAAACAGTTGCATATAAGGTCGGGATTGTGCTCGGTGTAGGGCTTACGGCTTTCGGGCTTCGTAAGGGCTACAAAGCCGACAACTTGCCAAGCGGAGTAACAGAAGTAATGGACTCAATACCAAATATTCTAACAGGAAAAAAAGGTTCAAAAAAATAAATGGCAAATAAATGGAATATCGATTTCATAGTAAGTCATTTCAATAGGGACATAGTGGACAAACTTGAGCTTATTGGTGAATTTGTTGAAAGTGCTGCAAAGCTTAGGTGTCCGGTTGATACAGGAAATTTAAGAGGAAGTATTACTCACAAAGTTAAAAGAAAAGAGCTTTGCGTGAACATAGGCACTAATGTAGAATATGCTCCATTTATTGAATTTGGCAGTGGAGAAAAAAGAATAAATCAAGGGTTTAAGGGACTTGGAAAATCAAGTGGAAAAAGTGGTGGTAAAGCGCAACCATTTCTTCGACCGGCACTATATGAATCAAAATCTGCAATTAGGCAAATAATGAGGTCGAAATGAGAAATAGAATAAAATTAATAAGCGAAAATGGTCTTTTTTCTGGCTCAAAAATATTTGTTAATGGAGTTGAAATACCTGCGACTAAAATTAAAATCGAGGGAAGTATGCAAACTCTATTTGTCGTTAATCTCGAATTTTTAGTAAAAGATAAAATTGAGATTGAACTGAACAATGTAAAAGTTGAAAAATGAACAGCGAGCTTAGAGCAGCAATTTATAATATCGGTAAAGATGTTACCGGATTAACCGGTGGTTTCTGGTATATCGAAGCATCTCAAAAAGCCGCATATCCTTATTCTGTTTTCAGCAATGTTACGGCAACAAGGGAAAAAGATTCAAGTGATAATTTTGACTTTATTTATTTGCAAATTAACGGATACCACACTGATTTGAATTCTCTTGAAAGCATACAAAAGGATTTTGAAACAAAGCTTGATGGGCAAAAATCAAGTTTCACTATGGCAAACTACTGGTTAATAGATATTGATTTACAGTTTAATCGGGGACCAATCAAGATTGATGAAGTTTATCAATTTACTCAACAATATAAGTTACATATTCAACACAAATAAGGAATTTAGAAATGGGAAAGATAGCAGGCAGGTTAGTAAAACTTAACGTAGGCTCAACACCTGCGGAGCTTCCAGCATTCGATTTTGGTCTAAATGAAACAGCCCAAGAACTTGATGTTAGTGATAGCGCAAGTGGTGATTCGACTGAATTCATTACAGGTTTTTTCACTAGAGAATTCTCGTTCTCGCTTTGGTTCAAAGATGATGCTACTAATATACCTGAGGTTGCTTCAACAATTGAAGCAGAATTAGTAGTTGGAGCTAAGAAATTCTCCGGAAACATTGTGATTCTTAGTAGGAATTTATCAGCGAAAAGAGAAGACGCAGTTCGTATGGATTATACAGGTAAGTTCTCAGGTCAAATTACTTTAACATAATGGACAGAAACTCAAAAACAATTACTCTATTTAGAGAATCAGTATTACTTACTGAAAGAGATTCTTTCGACGTGATGATGATGGTGAACTTTAGCATGCAAAATAAAATGCAGGTTACTCCGGAAGTATTTTTGTATCAATGCGCTAAGGTTACTGAATCAGCTCTTAAATATTCTTACAAGAATCTCCCTCTTTATAGATTTTTCAGAAAACTGAACTTAAAACGAAAATTAAGAGTAAAGTATTTGCTTAAGCATCTTTCACAAAGTGAATTGATAAAATTATCTAATCAGGTTTATGAGCTAGAAGGAATAAAAATTCCGACTGAGGATGACCTTAAAAAAAAAGTGAATCCGGAGAAGATGAAACTCCCGAATTCGACGAACAATTAGACTTTCGTCTTTGTAATCTAATCATTATCAACTCTTGGCATCTTACAGAAAAGAAAGTCAACGAGCTTCCAATAAGTGAATATAAAAAGAAATTAGATTGTTCACTCAAATGGGGTGGTTTTCTTGCAGGTGGAGAACTCGATTTAGTCGATGAAGCCGGCAAAGAAAATAAGTACGATGCTGAATATAATTATCTAAAATCAATAGGAGCGCTATAAAATTGGCAAATGCAGAAAAACTTGGTGAAGTATTTGTACAGGTTAGAGCCGATAGTGATCAGCTTAGACGTGAACTCGATGCTCTAAAAAGAAAAGTTGATAATGATGCAGCGCAAATGGGTAATTCATTTACAAAAATGATGAAGAAAGCCGCTCTTGTCGGTGGAATTACAATCGCATTAAAGAAAGCATTAGACTTTTCCATTGAAGCTAAAAACCTTGCCAGAGATGCTGATGAAATTGGTTCAAAATTCAATACAGTTTTTGAAACAATAAAGAGTAAAGCGAATTCTGTTGCTGATAACTTTTCTAAAAATTTCGGACTTGCCAGCTCTACTACAAAAGACCTGCTTAGTGCTACCGGTGATCTTCTGGTGGGATTCCAGTTTACCGAAGAGCAAGCCCTCGATCTCTCCGAGAAAGTAAATTCATTAGCTCAAGACCTTACTTCTTTTTCTAACTTCGCCGGAGGTGCAAAAGGTGCGAGTGAAGCACTAACTAAAGCCCTCTTAGGAGAAACTGAATCAGCTAAATCACTCGGCATCGTTATTCGACAAGATACCAAAGAGTTTACTGCGAAAGTTGAAGCTATTGCAAAAACAAAAAACATGACTCTCCAGCAATCAAAAGCAATGGCAATTTTGGAAGAGGCATATAAACAATCAGGCAAAGCGATTGGTGATTACGCCCGCACTAAAGACAGCATAGCGAATGTGGAGAGAAAAGAACTTGAAAGAATGAAAGAAGTTAAGGAGACAATTGGGAATGAATTAATCCCGATTTATCGCTCTCTTATATTTTACATTTCTCAAGTTACTACAAATATGGGCGATTCTTCAGGTTCAGTATCTGCTTTCGGTACGGCTCTTAAAAGCGTTGCAACTCCTCTAATAATAATTGTTACTATGATGAAACAGATAGCCAATTTAGCCGGTACGGTTGGAGCTACATTAGCAAATTTAGGATTGGCAACTGTTGGTAAAGGAAGCGATGCACAGGTTGCTAAAGGTTTAGAGATTGGTTGGGACATAATGCTTAAAGATTCAGAAGCCTTAAACAATGCACTTTATAGTATGTGGTCAAGCACATCAAAAAAAATCGAAGACCTCAATATAACGCCTAAAGCAGGTAGTGGTGGAAATGGTGGCGGAGGCGGTGGTGGAAAATCTTTTTCTTTAATCAAAGATGAACTGGCTTTATACGAAGACCTTTATTATGGCACTAAAAATTGGCATGAGAAATCAATAGAACTAATTAAATCACAAACCAAAGAGATGATTGCCGGTGGCATAAATAAAGTTGATGCTTTGAAATGGGAAAAACAAAAAATTGATGAGCTTGTAAAAAGTTATGAAAGGATGTCATCAACAATCGGAGAGCTTAAAGTAAAAACAGATTCTTTTAAGATTCCTAAAAAATTAGAATCCGTAGATGCAGGTTCTAATCCCGGAATCAAAGATGATGAAAGCGAATCGACTAATAATATATATAAGCAATATGAAAGCAATACAGATAATGGAATATTAGGGACTGGTGCAAATTTTTTCGATGCAATACTCACATCAGAAGCAATGGCTCGTGATGCTGTTTCGGGATTCTTTGAGGATATGTATCTCAAAGGTGAATGGGCTAATAGTATGTTGGAAAAGGCATTTGTAGGTATGGCGAATGCTTTTATTAGTCAAGTACAACGAATGGCGGCTGAATGGTTAGCTTTCCAAGCTCTTAAAACGGCATTCAATTTATTTGGTATCCCTATTCCGGGCGCATCGAGCGGTGGTGAATTTCTTGGAACGAGTAGCGGGGTTATGAAACTTGCTTCGGGTGGTTCTTTCAAAGTGCCGGCGGGCTTTCCGAATGACAGCTATCCTATGCTAGTCGAGAGTGGTGAAAGAGTTACAGTAACATCAGCCAATCGTACCGGAGAGCAGGAAAAACTTCTATCATCTCTCATCAGCCGTATGGATGTAATGAACTTTAACCTTATGCAGGGTGGAACGAAAAGCGGCAATGACTTAAATGTTAATGTGTCCGGATCTCTTCAGGGAGACGATATTTATCTAAGTAATAAAAGAACTGCCCGAAAACGTGGGAGAATTAATTAATTGGCTTATTCTATTACTATATCAACATCGATTAAGCAAGTCAACGAAACTGATACTCTCCAGCTTCAATTGATATTCAAGGTCGATTTAACAGGTACCAACGTTTCATATTCAGCACAAGAAAAAGGGATCAGAGTATTGAAGTGGGGCGAATGCGAATGGAAGTATGATCTTGAAGATGCTTTCCTTGTGCCCGGTACTTATAATTTCACACTTGGTGATAGAGACGGTTACTTGAAAAACCTTTTAAGAGGTCATGATACCTTAGCATTAGCTACTTCAAAAACTCCGAAAGTGGTTCTAAAGCTTAACGGAGAAATTGAGTTTTCAGGATTCGTTCAAGAGGATTCGATTGATTTTAGTTTTAGCAAACGTGAACTGAAATTAACCGCCGATCCTAATATCGCTATGATAAATAAAAGAAAATTATATGATGATGATTCTAACCCATATACATCATTATTCCCTGCTTCTCAATATAACGAAAATGACTTCTATCCTATTTTAGAATTAATAACTGACATATATAGAATTGTCAATCCGGATTTAGAAGAAATTACAACAAATGTGGATTTGATTTTCTCCGGACAGGCTTTTGATTTAAGGCAACTATTTGATGGACGATTTGATGAACTAATAATTAAAGCAAAAAAGTTTTATTTCAGTAATACAGCAGGAATCAGCAATGCAGGAGACATTCTCCGGCAGCTTGCATTGAACTTTGGATGCTTTACCGGCATGATTAATTATGATAAAGTATTCTTTCAAAAACTCTTCTTTTATGATGCTTCTAATTTACAGACTCTTGGCAGAGTCTTAGACCATTCGTTTCGTTATATGTATTCCTCATTGGACTATGTAAAAATTGTTGGGCATATCGATGGTTATGGTTATCCATTAGAAGCAACTGCAGGTATTGATAATGCAGTTGAAGGCAAATTCTTAAAAAAAGAATTAGTATCAGTATGGTTCAACAATACATTCTTTTTAACTGACCCGACAGGGTTGGAAGTCAAAATGCTTATTGACAGAGGTGATACTGAAATAGATGGTGATTATATCGTTTATTTAAGTATCGATCCCGGACTTGATACAACTGCTCGAGATGCTTTGGAATTAGTTAAAGATTATTGGTGGAAATGGAGAGGAAATATTAAAAATTGTAGTGCTGATATATTCGAGGTTCAAGGCATCCATTATGATTTCTTAAAGAGCTTCAATCACGAAAACGGCAAATATCAAATTCTTTCCCTCAAGAAAAAATATGCACAAAACCAAAGCGAAATTGAAGCCATTTATTTAGGGGAACTCGAAGAATGAAAGAGTCAATTTTTGGAAGTGCCGCTCCAAAATTCGTGTTCGATTTAGGTGGCGAAAACGAAGCCACAGTAATTCTTAACTACTGGGTTACTACTATTGATGAACCAGACAGTCGGGAAATTGTTCACGAAAGCGAAATTGAAGCCGATAGAGATTTTATCGATAGAGGTGATTTTTGGGTTTATGAAGGTAGAGTGAACCTACACAAATATTCATCTATGGCGTTCATCAGAAGTAAATTCGAGGAGATTAACCAATTCAACAAAAAGAAAGTAACGCTATGGCGACATCAGGACGGAGAACCTTTCAAAGATTCTAATGGTAATAATCTTCTTTTCTATATGAAAATTACGCCAACGTTTCTTACTACACTCGATTTCAGAGATATACTAATTATAAATTTTAGAAGTCTTGGAGCGATTGACCATTCGGACGGCTCTGATATTCTTATTCAGCCAAACGAAATAGTCGCAACTGATGATTTTATTGTTGATATATAAAGGAGTTTATAAATGAAAAAGTTAATCATATTGTTATTGTTTTCTACAATGCTTTTCGGGCAGGCAACTTCGCAGTACGTGAAGTACTTTAAGCGAACGAACGGAGAGCCGCTAACCGGTTATGGTGGATATATTTATTTAGTCCCACAGTGGACTTCATATCCTACCGGTGCGCTTTCTCTTACAGAGGACGGTACGAGATTAGGACAATATTATCGTACACAAGTCCCGGACGGAGAGTATAAAATCTACATCGATGCTGATAAAGCTGGAGCTGAAACACCGGTACTGTATTTAGAGCATATTTATATTGGAGAAAACAGACTATCAAAGGTTGCTGATCTATTTGATACAACTTATAAGATTACACCCAATGCTTTAGATTCGATTCTCATTCCAATTAAGTCTGGAACGCCATTACCGGCACAACTTACTTATGTTGAGATAAGTGCAATTCCTGCGCTTGTTATTGGATCTGATACGCTTGTAAGTGAAAGAGTGCTTAGAGCAAAACAGTACATTAAATTTATTAATGGAACTGATACAACGGCTTATCGGTCTTGGGTACGAGCACAGAACTTTGGCACAGGCTCAGGAAGCTCAGATAGTTTTGAAGTCTATCTAAATCCAGATCATTTTAAGTTTACTGGTTTACTTGGCGATTCAGTTTCGATCCAAGATACTGTGTTAGCTCGGCTATCAGTGGTTAATCCGGATATTGTTACCACTAACACCGTGCAGACAATTACTGGGAATAAGACGCTGAATGGAGATTTTACTTTTAATAAGTTGTTAGTATTTCCAAATACGTTTACTGGCAGCGCAAATAGAATGTCCCGAATTGACAATTATATGATATTTAGAAATAACAGTGGCATCCTCGATACTAATGCTACAATGTCGTGGGTTAAAAATACAGCTCCGGCGACTATGCAATATCAGAATATTTTACCAAAGATTAATAATTCTTACAGTCTTGGTAGCACCTCAAAATATTGGAAATCTGTTTATAATGATGAATTCTATTCTAGTGATATTATGCAATTTTATGCTAATAACTTTTTCTTTGGTGGTACTAGTGCGGATTTTTCATTATTAGATAAAGTTACAATTAAATTTATTGAGACTGAGGAAGGGACATTCATATCAGGGGGCATGTTACCGATAACAAGTAATATAATGAAATTTACAGCCGGCGGGGATATAACAATAACCTCTTTAAGTTTTGGCTCTACACTATCGGGGGGATTAGTTACGTTCTATAATCCAAATGGCACTTATACCGTAACTTTTAACGAGAGCGGCAATATAAAGCTAAATGGGACTTCATTTATATTAGGGCAATATGATTCGATTGGCTTTGTGTACGATACAGAAAATAGCGTATGGATTGAAACTACGCGGAGCGATAACTAATGAGAAGACTAATATTACTTCTAATATTATTTGCTAATACAATTGCAGCGCAGTCTTCTTTAGGAGGGGGCACTTCGGGAAGTACTTATATCAGAAAAGATATACTACTACAAAGAGATTCGAGCTATTTATTCGCTGCTGACGTCCCCCCATCAAGTAAGGCATTTTTAATTGGTGATACTTTAGTTTTCCCTTATTATGATAAAAATAATGGTACTCATCTTGGAATGAAATTTAACTTAAACACCAGAGTTAAAACCACTATGATGGCCACTACTACTTCAGGAGGATTTGCCGGGGATGATTGGTATGGAAACACCAACGATTACAAAGGAGGAAAGTTTGGATATACGTATCTAAAGAACGACTCATTGGTTCATTTGACATTTGGACACTATGTTCCAAGTTGGTATGCTGCCCAAGCATATAAAGCTTTCACGTTTTCGTCTTTCTCTATGACTACTAACACCGCTAAGAGGTGGTATAGTCAAAGCCTTTCAACATTCCCAGGGGAAGCTTCATATAATACTCCGATAGTTTATGATAACAAAATAATGGGAATAAATCTAAACGGTTACAGTGGTTATGATTATGATTTCTGGACAATAAACACTATAAATAACTCTTCGACTTCAATAAAGATAACCCCGGTTAACCTTTGGGAAAATTTAGCAAGCTATAAGTATTATACCATGAGTGGTTTGTTTATGATAGGCGACACGGTCTATGCAATCACTTCTCCTTACTCTGTTTATCCGGAGGTTGGGTGGGAAAAATATCCGAACAAAGGGGTGCGAATAGTTAAACACGATAATAACTTTAGCAATATGGGGGCGGGCTGGACTAAAATATTCGAGTTTCCTGATTCTGTTATAACCTCCAGTCCTTTGATTGAGGTTGTGCCAGATTCTAATATAGCTTATATCCTTTTTGAGGGGGATAAAACTAAAGAGTTCCACGGACTTTATGAATTTAATGGTGTAAACTTAGGCAAGATCAGAAAGCCGGCGTTTTTGCCAGATTCTGTTAATGTAAAAAACTTCTTTTTCAAAAGAGACCGAAACGGATATGACTATAATACTTTATACGTGAACTATGCCTCTGGTATGGCTTGGGCAACCTCTACTGATACAGCTTTTACTTGTAAGCTGAATATCTCGACAAAGACGTGGAATGACACAGTTTATGTATTCAAAAGCTGGATGCTTGCGAGTAATAGATTAGCTTACACACCAAATCAAATATTCTACGATAATATTCATGATGAATGCTATCTTTACCAGCCGAGAGATAATTTATTGCAGTACAATATATATCTGTCAGATGGATTTCAAAATAACTCGCAGAGACTGATGTACATACCCGCCAATGTTGATGCAGGAAATTTTGTAGCAAGTGAACCGGTATCGGGACCAGAGCCACCTAAGGTATGGAAGAGAGCAGTAATAAGGCGACAACCACTAACCCAACAAATAGAATCAGAATTATAAATTTAATCAAGAGGAGATAAGATGAAACGGATAATAATTTTATTATGCTTATTTGCAGTCAGTTTAATGGCCCAAGACAGAGTAATTATTACAGCAAAAGACACTGTTGGAAATACTCGGTATCTTGTAACTGATGATAATGGTTACTTGAATGTAAATGTGAAAAGCACTGGGTCTGGTTCAGGCTCAATCTCTGCTTTGATAGATAGTGCAGAAACCGAGACATCTGTTTTAACATTGCCTGATAACTATTCAGTTAGTGGGCTAATTATTCCTGCAATGGATGACTCAACTACTATTACCTTTTTTGCAGGGATTACAGGCACCGTGTACCCACTTTATGATGAAGAGGGCATAATCTATTCAGTTACGGCTTCAAACACCTTTCAAATGGTTATTGTCGCTTTAGATCCATCACGTTTCTATCCTTTCAAGACGATAAAACTAAAGATCGGGAGTGGCCAAACAAGCTTAAAAGACTTCAAGATTATTATAAGGAATTACTAACATGTCAAAACTACTAACCCTATTCAGGCGCAAAAAGAAATCCAACATGACTCCTCCGGAGGATACAAGCCAGCGGATTAAATCAGAGAACGATTTATTTATTCAAGATGAAAACAATAATTTTATTGAGGAAAATTAATTATGAAAATTAGTCAATACCCGGTTGCAGAGGTTATAACTGATGCGGACGCAATTATCGGCAACATAGGTTCAGTAACTAAGAAAATACCGGCAACTGTAATAAAGGAATATATACAAGGCACAGATCCAAGTGCTTATCTAACCGCTGATAAAACTGTGAACTTAACTTCATCTCTAACGCCTGCAGAAATACAGGGTTTAATAGACCAGCAACCAAAAAATTTAGGTGGGTTTGCTTTAACTTTCCAATTTGCTGATGGTACATATAATTTCGGAACTAATACATTATTAATCGCCAGATTCTATAATGGCAGGATAAATATATTAGGGAATGCAGCAAATCAAGGATTAAGTACAACAAAAGCAGTAGTATTGAACTTTGTTGATACCGCCGCCATTCCGATAGATTTTTACTTAAACAATGGTGTATTTCTTGCGATACGACGAATAAAAATATCAAAAACCACGACAATAGAAACAGATTTACCTGTGGTACGCTCATTTGTAAATAATGGATGTAACTTTGTAATGGATTCTAATTACATAGCCGAGATTAATCAGGTTAGAAAAAGTGATTTATTTATGTGTGTTGCAACTCCACTAAATAATATCAAAGATTGTTATTTTACAGGTGGCAAAATAGCGTTGAATATTCAAGGTGTATCAAAAGTACTAAGTCAACGAAACGGTTATTCAGTTGATAAGGCTACAACTGGACTATATGCTTTTGAGGCTTCGGAAATTGTTAAAGATGGAACACAACCCGAAGGGGCAACAAATGAATTGACCGCCGCAGGCGGATTGATTAGATAGGGAAAAATATGTGCAAATTAGACGTTGATACCGGTGGGTACAAATTAAAAAATGGGAAGATAGTTACTCCTGATGGACTTGAGTATTTAGGCAAAGAAGAACTTGAGGAGTTGTTATCGACTAATATTTCTGCTTGGGAATTTCTGATGCTTCGGAATAGCAATCATAAACTTGTTAATGCAATAAATAGCTTAACCGGTAGTATGCAAGAAAAAATAAATGTATCAGAACATAACTTTGAATCAATCTCACTAACTCTAAAATCTATTGAAGAAAGCTTAATTGTTGAAACAGAAAACGGAATTAAGCAGAAAAGAAAAATTGCTGATGTAGTTGTGGAAATGTGGAATTTTCATAAACCAGAACGAAATAAAAAAGATCTGAAAAAACTGGTTTTTACTTATCGAATACCATTGATAATTATACTAATTACCTCTTTAGCTTTAAGTATTAAATTCCACAATGCAATTAATGACTTGATGCAAGGTATTGAAAACTGGGTTCTATTGACAGCATCATCAGCTCTCATATTAAGTGCAATTGGATACATAGTGAAAATGATTATTGAAAAGAAAAACACATAATAAGAAACAATTAAGAAACAAGTTTGGTCAAATTGCCCCTTTCTTTGCGCTGTTTATGATCGTAATTTGGATGAAATCACTATAACACTATTATAACACTTTTGTTGAAAAAGTATAAAAATGATAGGTAGAAAGTGTTATATAAGTTGATTTAGAGCTTAAAATAAAGGGATTTACTTACTGTCACGCAGGAGGTCGCGAGTTCGAGTCTCGTCGGCCCCGCAAAAGATAAAAGCCTGTAAATGAATAGTTTACAGGCTTCTTTGTTTTAAATAGATAATTTCCTCGCTACGAATTGGTTAC